ATGACGTCATTGGCTTCTCAAGGTGAAATGAATACATTTGTCAAAGAAAAAGCAGCTGCGAGAAAACTCCATTTGGCTAATTTTCTTGATTTAGGGGTATTTGATAAACTTTATGATATGGTTAAAAAAGATTCGAATGAATTGCGTTCTCGTGCTAATGCACTATCAGGTGAAAATTGGCAGCAAAAAATAGAAAAAAGTCAAGAGAGAATAGATGATTATCTTAAAAAGAAAGCTTTCAAAGAATTAGAAATATCAGAAGCTAAAAAGAAGTTAAAAGAATTAAATAAAGAATATCACAAAAACGACACAGCAGACCTAATTGAAGAAAAAACTGTTACATCGCTTCAAAACGAACTAGTTCAAATTGATAATCAAAATAGAAATTTAAGTAAATTGCAGAAAGAAGCAGTTGATAGCATTTTTGAAAAAGAAAATAAGATTAAAAATATCGAAGACTTTTTAGACATAATTGATATCGATGATATTCGTCAAAAAAGAGATGCAAAAAATAAAATAGAAAGAGATTTAGCAGAATTGCAAGGCTTGTACAACTTAGAAAAAAGAGAGTTAGAAATTATTAAAAAATCTGTTTCTAAATTATCTGAAGTTCCTTGTGGTGATCAATTCCCATCTTGTAAATTTATTAAAGAATCTCATCGCAACAAGAAAAAGTTAGAAACTCAAGAAAAGAAAGTTACTTTATTGAGTGTAAAACTAGATGATATTGCAGAATCATTCCAGATATACAACAAAGATAACTTAGATGAAAAGATTAATAAATATAATAAGTTAATTCAAAGAAAATCAGAATTAATAACAGATGTTTCTGATGTTCGTATACAAATAAGTCAATATGGTCAAAAAATAGAAAGATTAAATGACTTATATGACGAAAAACACCAAGAGTTTGTCAGTCTCAAAGAAAAGTATGATCTACAAGAAGTTGATGATCAAGTAACTGTGCTAAATAAACAAATTAAATCAACTGAAAAGCTAATCAAAGCACATGAAATATCTTTAACGAATATAATTCAGCAATTAGCAAATCATAAGGCAAATTTAAAACTTTATACAAAACAAAAAAATGAATACGACAAAGCAAATGGTCAACTTAAAACTTATGATATGATTGCGCAAGCTGTTTCTAGAAGAGGTATACCTGTACAAATTATTCACTCTTTGCTTCCTAAAATTAATGCTGAAATTGCTAAAATATTAAACGGCGTTGTCGGGTTTGTAGTTGAATTAGAAGCTGATTTGGATAGTAATGCAATGGATATATACATTAACTATGGAGATTCACGACGTATAATTGAGTTAGGATCAGGAATGGAAAAAATGATGGCATCTTTAGCAATACGTGTAGCATTAATTAATTGTTCAACACTGCCTAAAACTAACATGTTAATGATTGATGAAGGTTTTGGCGCACTTGATGAGACAAATCTTGAGGCATGTGGCAAATTATTGCAATCACTTAAAAAATGGTTTAAAAATATACTTATTATATCTCATATTGATGCGATTAAAGATATCGTCGACAACACAATAGAAATTAGAAAAAAAGGAGTTGATTCTTATGTATACCAAATATAAAATTAATTTTATTGAAAAATCAAAAACAAAATCTAATTTTTTTTGTACGATATGCACATACCCAGTCGATGATTTTATTTCTCATGAATTTGATGAAGTTTGTAATGATTGCTATTTGACATTTGTTGAATCTAGAAAAAAAGAATGGAAAGATGGTTGGCGTCCAAAAAAAATAAAAATTAAAGAGCATATTTATATTAAGAAAAAACAATTAAATAACAAGGATGATTAAAAATGGCATTAAATTTTGACGAAGTAAACGTTTTAGGTAACATTATAAATGATACGTATGGAAAACCATCAACTCAAACTGGTTATTCTTCTGTGAAACAAGGCGGAAACCCTGCTTATGGAGGGTATGCCGGTGGAGGAACAGGAACAGCAAATACAGTTGCAACTAAATCTCAACTTCACGGAGAAGTATTAACAGTTACTTCTTTAGCTGTTGTTAATCTTTCCAACATACATACACAGCATCAAGAAATAGCTAAAGTTGAAAATGAATTAAATCAGCATATCAAAGGTTATATTTCACATGTTAAAAAAGTTTTTAAAAAGAAAGAAAAAGACGGTGGGGCAGGAAGAACTTTAAAATGTAAGCAGGTTAAAAATTCTGAACGCAATTCAGTAGAAATGATTAATCACTATGCAGAAACTCGACGTGCAATTGTAAGAAGGTCAATTGACTTTGAGGTGGGTTAATTGGCAAAAAAAACTAAAAGATCGCAAGTACAAGAAATAATCAAATGTGGAAAAGATCCTAATTATTTTTTTAAGAATTATTTAAAAATTCAACATCCAGTCCGCGGATTAATCCCATTTGATACGTTTCCCTTTCAAGACGAATGTGTTGATAAATTTAACGATCATCGCTTTAACATTGTTTTAAAGTCTAGGCAGTTAGGTTTATCAACACTTGTTGCTGCGTATTCTGTATGGATGGCAATATTTCAAAGAGAAAAAAATATTCTTATTATTGCAACAAAATTAGCAGTTGCACAAAACTTTATTATTAAAGTAAAGACAATGATTAGGTCATTACCTAAATGGATAATGATACCAGAGATTATTGCCAATAACAAACAAGTAATTCAGTTTAATCACGGATCTCAAATAAAGGCAATACCAACATCAGAAGATGCAGGTCGTTCAGAAGCATTGTCATTACTTATTGTAGACGAGGCAGCTTTTGTTAGAAACTTTGACACTATCTGGACAGGTATTTATCCAACAATTTCTACTGGTGGTCGAGTTATTATTCTTTCTACCCCCAATGGGGCAGGAGGTCAATATTATAAACTGTATGCCGATGCTGAAGCGGGATTAAATGAATTTAATGCAATTAAGCTTCCATGGGATTGTCATCCAGAAAGAGACAAAGAATGGTTTGATAAAACGACAGCAAACATGTCAAAAAGACAAATTGCGCAAGAATATCTTTGTGATTTTACATCTTCCGGTGAAACATTTTAGAACCTAATTCATTAGAGTGGATGCGACAATGTGTTAAACCTCCAATCGCCAGAGAAGGTCATGCTAATTCTGTTTGGGTATGGAAATATCCATTAACAGAGCATAACTACATTATGTCAGCAGACGTTGCAAGAGGTGATTCAAAAGACTATTCAACTTTTCATATAATTGATGTTGATGAAGGAGAAGTTGTCGCTGAGTATAAAGGAAAGATTCGCCCGGATAATTTTGCAGAACTTTTAAATGAATGGGGTTTAAAATATAATAAGGCACTAATGTGCCCGGAAAACAATAGTTACGGATACGGGACAATACTTAAGTTGTTAGAATTTAATTATCCAAGAATGTATTATCGCAAACAAAAACAAGGCGTATACATAGGTGGTTATGTACCTCCTCAATCTGCTGAATCTGCCGGTTTTAATACTAATGGAAAATCTAGAAATACTATGTTAGGAAAATTAGAAGAAGTTTTAAGAAATAAACAACTTTATGTTCCGTCTAGTAGGTTTTATGAAGAAGTAAAAACTTTTACATGGCAAAGCGGAAGAGTTCAAGCTAAAAAAGGATTTAATGACGACTTAGTAATGTCATTAGGAATAGGCACATGGTTATATGATGCATCTGCAGATTATAGTTCTTCTTCTAAAAAAGTTAATCAAGCAATGTTAAATGCATTTAGTGTTAAAAAAAATGTATATCAAGAAACCCCTGATCAAGTTTTAAGCAATGTTGATATATTGCCTGTTTTTTCAAAATCTTCGGAAAACAAAGCTGACATAAAAAAAAGAATTAGTATTAAAAATTCTTTAAAACGAAATAAAATACCAGATGACATGTCTTGGATATTAAAATAAGGTTGTAAATTATGGCAAAACAAAAAAAAGGTAATTTGTTCAATCGTCTGACTAGGCTTTTTAGGTCTGGTCCGGTTGTTAAAAGAAACGTTTTAAAACCAATAGACAATAGAACTAGTTCAGCTTTTGAACAATTTAGAAAAAATCAATCGCAAGTATACTCTGCAGCAATGTCTGCATATGGTGCATACGATAGGATGGCAAGATATTCAGATTTTAGTGAAATGGAATATACTCCTGAAATTGCAAGTGCATTAGATATATACGCAGAAGAATCTGTCGCTGCTGATGAAAACGGGAAAACGCTTCATATATTTAGTGAAAATGCTAAAATAAGAGAAATATTAACAGAGTTATTTTATGATACATTAAATATTGAATTTAATATGCCTGCATGGGTGAGAAACCTTGTAAAGTATGGAGATTTTTTCTTATTTAATGATGTACATCCTGAACAAGGTGTAATTAATGCATATCCTCTTCCAATATCAGAGATTGAAAGAGAAGAAGGGTTTGATCCTAATGATCCTCTAGCAGTTCGTTTTAGGTGGATTACACAAGGAAATCAAATATTAGAAAATTGGCAAGTATCTCATATGAGGCTCCTAGGTAACGATGCA